CTTAGTCAGTTCCTTTCTGGGATCTCTCTTTTTAGCGATCCTCAGCTTGAGTTTGACAACGAAAGTTTTGTCAACATTCGTGGCGGTCGTCAGTCTGCTCGTTATTACTTTTCTGATCCAGAAATTACGCTCAAGTCTGCCCCAGAAAAAAATGTAAAGTTTCCTGGTGCTGATTTGCAGTTCAATCTTTCTGGTGAAGATCTAATTCAACTTCAAAAAGCATCTGCTGTTTACAGTCTTCCAGATCTTTCATTTGAATCTGTAGAAGGAGAGAATGTAATTAAACTCGTCCTTAGTGACAAAGAGAATGATACCAGCAATACTTACGAGCAATCCATTTCTGGTTGCTGTACTGGCACTTATTCACTTGATCTCAAGATTGAAAATATTCGTCTTCTTCCTGGTGACTATACCGTCAAAGTTTCTAAGCACCTTATCTCAGAATGGACGAACACAAACGTTGACTTAACTTACTACATCGCTCTTGAACCCTGATGAAGCACATTCTCTTTACACTCAAAGAAGCAAATTCTCATCTGTTGGATGATGAGAAGTTCGTAAGAGATATTGTGTATGCTGCAGCAGGGAAGTGCAACTCAACTTTGCTTGCGTTGCACTCACACAAGTTTGATCCTCAAGGTGTAACTTGTGTTGCCCTGCTTGCAGAGAGTCATATTAGTATTCATACCTGGCCAGAAAAGCGTATGGCAGTTTGTGATATCTTTACTTGTGGAGATCACACTAAACCTAAGAAGGGTGTAGAATATATGAAATTGATGTTCGATGCTAAGGACATCATCTGTAAATCTTTCAAGCGACCTTTAGAATGAGTAAAAAACCTTTTCTCTGGACGGAAATTCACCGCCCAACCATCGTTGAAGATTGCATCCTCCCTGAGAGCACCAAGCAGGTGTTTCAGGGTTTTGTCAATCAAGGGGAACTCCCTAACCTGCTGCTGACAGGCACCGCAGGGGTCGGTAAGACCACCATCGCCAAGGCTATGTGCGAGGAGATCGGGGCATCCTACATCGTCATCAACGGGTCCGACGAGGGGCGTTTCCTTGACACGGTGCGTAATCGCATCCGCCAGTTCGCTAGCACCGTCTCCCTGACCTCTGGGGCGTCCCACAAGGTCGTCATCATAGATGAGGCAGACAACACCACCAACGACGTGCAACTCTCCTTACGGACCGCTGTGGAGGAGTTCCACAGCAACTGCCGCTTTATCTTTACTTGCAACTTCATCAATAAGATTATTGAACCGTTGCATTCTCGTTGCACGGTTGTTGATTTTCGTATCAAACCAGAGCAAGCAACTCAGTTGCAAGGTGAGTTCTTTACCCGTCTCAAATCTATCCTGACGCATGAGTGTGTTGAGTATGAAGACAAAGTTCTCGCTAAGCTCGTTAAGCGTTATTATCCTGATTGGCGTCGTCTTATCAACGAGTGTCAACGCTATGCTGCCACTGGTAGTATTAGTTCTGCCATCCTTGTTGATGTGGCTGACGTTAATCTTGATACTCTCCTTTCTTCTCTCAAGAAAAAAGAATTCACGAATGTGAAGAACTGGGTTGTACAGCACATGGATAATGATCCAAGTATGGTGATGCGTAAGATCTATGACAGCATCTATGGCGTCATGAAACCTGCTTCTATTCCTGAGGCAGTTCTTATTATCGCTAAGTATATGAAAGATATTAGTGTGGTCCCAGATCAGGAGGTAAATATGCTTGCTTGCCTTACAGAGATTATGATGAGTTGTGAATTCAAATGAAAGAATGTAAGGAAAGATACTGGAATTATCTTATGGGAACAGTTGTAAAGACCACACCAGAAAATGTGGAACAGGCACATCAAGCACTTTTTCATGCTACAATGAATCTGCCACAAGCTGCTGCCTGGTGTGGAATGACGCAGCGTGAGATCAAGCAAACCTTTCGTGAATACCTAAAATATCATGCCCCAAACTTTGAAGTCTCTTAAAACACCTTTGCGTTACCCTGGTGGTAAATCTCGTGCCATTAGTAAACTATTTCAATATATGCCATCTCTGGCAGACTTTAATGAATATCGTGAACCATTCTTGGGTGGTGGTTCCATGGCACTTGAAGTAACTAAGCGTTATCCTGCTCTGGATATTTGGGTAAATGATCTTTACGAACCACTATATAATTTCTGGCGAGTACTTCAAGAAGATGGACAGCGACTCAGAGACGAACTCATTCAACTCAAACAGAGACACATCGACCGATCTTCTGCACGAGTTTTGTTCGGTCAAGCAAAAGAATATCTTTCAGGAAATCCTAGGAATCTTGAAGATTTCCACCGTGCTGTTTCTTTCTATGTCGTTAATAAGTGCAGTTTCTCAGGTCTTACCGAATCCAGTTCTTTCTCGGAGCAAGCAAGTGACAGTAACTTCTCAATCGCAGGTATTGACAGACTACCCATGTACAGCTCCATGATCAAGGATTGGCGTATAACTAACTTATCATACGAGCATCTGCTTACAGATGATAAGGCAGTATTTACTTATCTTGATCCTCCTTACGATATTAAGGATAATCTTTATGGGCGTAAAGGATCTATGCATAAAGGATTTGATCACGATACTTTTGCTGTTGATTGCGATTGTTTCGTTGGTCCTCAACTGATCTCATACAACAGCAGCAACCTCGTCAAAGATCGATTTGACGGGTGGACAGTTGGAGAATTTGCACACACTTACACCATGCGCTCCGTAGGGTCCTATAATACAGATCAAGCGAGCCGCAAGGAACTCGTCCTCACCAACTACGCAACGGTACTGGCAAATGAAGTGTGAAGTTCAACTCTATGTTGCTGGCAAAGTTTTCAAAGAAGAAGTCTATGCGCGTAACTATCAAGAAGCTCGTGAGGTTGCCCTTGCCCGCAATCCTAATGCTAAAATTGTTGGTGTTAATGCAAAGTTCTAATGAAACACTTTCGTATGATGTGGAGACTTTGGTGTAAGGCGCTTGGAGAAAAAGCGTCTAATAATGATTCTGAGGCGGATAAGGTGGCACTTGTCCGCACTTTTATTTTCATCACATATTTGATTACTAATATTGCTATTGTTGCTAACGCTGTGAGACACTGGAATGACGCACCAACTGAAAGACTACCTGTACTCAATCAACCAATCAAAGAAGAACATCCTTGATGACGATCCTGATGCTGAGCGAGGGTATCCTCCTTATATTATTAACCGCTGCCTCTCTTCTTTCACTGATACTATCTTGTTTGCCAATGAACTAAACAAGAATCCTCATCTTCCAAAGAAGATGCAGTATGATTTTTTACTAAATAGTGTGAAACCAAGGAAGCGTTTTTCTCCTTGGGCAAAGAAAGATTCTATTGACTATCTTGATGTAGTAAAAGAGTATTATGGTTATAATGACGATAAAGCTCTCCAAGCACTCAGGATTCTCACCAAGGATCAACTAGATCATATTACCAAGGTATTGAATAAAGGTGGAAGAAAATGAGTGGCGAAACTGAAATCCAGTGGAAACAAACTGATATGGTTGAAGTGGTTCTTGGCGAACCAGATGATTTTCTTAAAGTGAGAGAAACACTTACTCGTATTGGTGTTGCATCTCGTAAAGAAAAAAAGATCTATCAGTCTTGTCATATTTTACATAAACAAGGTAAGTATTATATTGTACACTTTAAAGAGTTGTTTGCACTTGATGGTAAAAATACTAACTTGTCATTAAATGATATTCAACGTCGCAATCGTATTGTAAAACTTCTTAGTGATTGGGGTTTAATCTCAGTAGTTTATGAAGATAAAATTTCTGATCTTGCTCCTTTGAATCAAATTAAAGTTCTTTCTTATAAAGATAAGGGAGATTGGATTTTGGAAACAAAGTATAACATTGGTAAAAAAGGAAAGGTTCAGGAAACCGAATAATTTTTTAGGGAGTTCAACACTCCCTTTTTTTGTAGTTCTTGTATAATTAGTAGTGGATGCCGAAAGGGTCCACAAAACACAAACTCGCTTTAAAAAGGAGCTACAATAATGACTAACCTCATGCGTTATACTGCGTCGGATCTTCCTGCCCTGATGGATAG